CAAGAGCCGCACTGATGGAAAAGTATGTAAAGTCCAAAATTTGCCAGATAAGCAACAGGCGTGTGAACGATTGGCGGAAGTGCGTCAGAATCTGGATAAGCTCATGCAGAAGTACCGTGATGATACGGCATCTGCAGCAGATCCTCGCGTCAAAGTCCTTTTGGACCGATATAATCCAGATAACATGTGCGAAAACGATATCAACGCCGATTCTACATCGTATTCGGAAAATAAAGGTGATAAGATCGTGGTGTGTCTGCGCGATAAAGCTCCGCCATACAAACTGGTGGACACGAATACTATTATGTTTGTAGTGCTTCACGAAATGGCGCATCTGATGACTACGACTATTGGTCACACGCCTGAATTCTGGACGAATTTTAAACGTATTCTCCAAGATGCGGTCAGTGTAGGAGTGTATACGCCCGTTAATTACGATCGGAGTCCTACATCTTATTGCGGAATGACGATTTCGTCAACGCCGATATAAACCTGTACAAAAATGCGCTCTAATGAATAATGTTGAGGAAGGAACTCGTAAACGTTCTTTCAAAAGAGAAACATACTGTTTCCTTTTTTGAAGATGATAGTGTTGAAACTGTCAGGGAACAACTTGCGAAGTCAGCGAATACTCATCCTGATCGGATGTTCGTACTAGTATCCCTGAAGCTGCCGAAAGATTACTATACGGCAGATCCTCGGAACTGGGAAACCCTGTTTGAAAGGTTATCGTATAACGGTAGAGCAATAGAAAAGTCGGTGTTTGACGAGTATCAAACCAAGTACCGATTCCCAAATACCAACGTAGCGTACGCGAACTACGACCGAGGAGAATGGATGTCGTACCCAAACGAACTAAAATCTCTATTTTCTAGCGAATGTTCAGAGTACCGTATTTTCGGTGTACCAGATGACAAATCTTTCATACTACCAATTGAAAAAGAAAACTCGTTCCTGTCACGTATCCCCGCTAAAAGTTTGCCACGACCCGATAACACGAAAATAGTGACATCATACTACGATATTGAAACCATAGATCATTTCACATACAAGATTTACCAGGAAGACGAATCTGCTTTATATTACTATCCTTACCTACGATCTGATACTCCAAATATTCTTTCAGACGAAGCTGTGCGCTTACTGGAAAAGAACGCCAAATTATTAACGGATTTACTTGATCTAAAGATCCCAAAAGACCATCAGCATTCGGGAACGCATGTTCTGCATACTCGTTTCTACATTCCTTGGGTAGGTACTGATTTTGGGAGCGCAATACGTACTCGCTTCGAACAAATATTTTACGGTTTAACTGTTTCATCTACTGTTCCTTACATTGGTCTATTCACATCCAAAGACGAAATTAATCGTCATAAGTTTTTCACCGAGAATCCCAAGACTGAAGAACCTTATTTGAATATGTCAGATTGGAAAACATGGTGGTCAATCACGAAACCAGCCCGTAATCGTCCAACCCTTATTTTGTACCGCGGCAAGTCCAAGCAGCACTTTGATCGTATCCTAATTACGTCTGTGGATATGATTGTATCTACGAATCGTCCCGAAAAGAATACCGAAACCCCAGAAGAACTAAAAAAATCGTGTGATAAATGGCTCAAGACGTTTGATGCAGTCATACCGTTTTTGGACGAGAAGGATATTCACCCAGATCGTTGGGAACTACAGGAAATGAAGATTATGTTGTCGTATCCTAAACCGGTAGATGACCTAAGTATTCTGCGTTTCAATTGTATTTCTCCGTTCTACTCAATTGCTGATAAAGCCAAATCGTCGTTCACGATGATGCGAACTGATCATGAGAACTTTGGAGTAACATCAATTGATGCCAAACTGATTCAGATGGCCCAAGAAGGACCATTGAATCCTAAAGACGTAGCCCAGGAACTATCTATTACGCCAGACAACGCTTCAAAGCTTATTAACGATATCATATCTCGACGTGAAGAGAATAATAAGTTAGGGGACCGGATTTTTCGTGGGTATCCTACGATGATTATTGGTAGCGATTTCATTCGGGTTTCAGCCGTAAAAGAAACCCATTTGTCTACGAAGTATGCGGATATCTTGCGGTACATTCTATCTAATCCCGAATCTGATGAACTAGACAAGATATGTCCTGCTCGGTTACAAACTATAGCCGCTGAAGCTGCCACTATACATACTAACGTAGTGAATGAAGATGCATTAGTTGATGACGCTTTTGCGGATTTGCTGGACGACTTTGATCCTGGGAAGGAAGAACCTGTAGTTTTGGAAAAAGATGAAGCTCCAAAAACTACTCTGGATGTCGCGAATCAGCGCAAGACTACCTACAACTATTTTGCTTCTCGTCTACGTTCATTTGACCCCGCAACGTTTGTACCTGAAGCCGATTTTGCACGTCAGTGTGAAAAGACAATTCAGCCAGTAGTTCTTACTCCAGCAGATAAGAAACGTTTATCTGAATTTGAGAGTGGAAAGTATGACCCGATAAAAAATGCGGAAGCTGGTAAGTTACTGGATGTTTCCGAACCGGATGGGACAATGGTTTGTCCAGAGTACTGGTGTACGAAAGATGAAATACCTCTTCGAAGTGATCAATTAATTTCAGAAGACGGAACTTTGAAATGCCCAATATGCCACGGAAAACTAGAAACATCCACAACGTCAGATCCTCGCGAATTTCCTCTAATTAAACGTAAAAACGGTCATATTTTCCCACGGCCAAAGTACAAATCTCCAGGTAACGGAAAAGATATTCCATGCTGTTACACGACAAACCGAACTAAACGAATGCAAAAACCTGAAATCAAAGATAAGTACTACGTATTTTTAGATACTAAAAGTCCATTGCCCGAGCTTCGTCTAGCTAAGCTAGATAAGAAAACAATTGAGATATTTGATTTGAATGAACAGTATACAAAACTGGATAATCAGCGTATATCAGAGAACGGCGACGGATTTTTTAGGGTAGGTCTGGGTCGTGCGTCTACAACGTTACCTACATTATTGGGAATGTCCCAAACTATCCCTTTGCCTCGCGAATCGGTAAAAACTGTTCTAAAATGTTCGTTTATGCGGTTATGGGAAACTCCAACGGATACTCATTTCAAAGAAGTGTATGATAAACTAGGAGATTTCAAAGATACTGCTGTTCGGGAAAATGTTGCACGTACTATTTCGGGAATTGATGATGCGTTCGTGAAAAAGGAGTTATCTCCTATTCAGGAACTTGAGTATTCTGCTCTAGCTTTGAATTGTGACATATTTCGTCTGAATGTGAAAACACATACGATTGGATGTTTACTTCACTCTTCACTGATCAATCCTCGATCGCGTGGTATTGTTGTACTACAGCGCGACGAAGAAATAGATATTTTGGCTAACGCTAAGCGAACAAAAAATGTTTTTGCGTACAGTTCTAATATCTTTGAACCTCCATTTGGAAAGTTTATAGGTAAAGTTGTTATTCGTCAGCGAGATAAAGCGTGTGGGGCGGAAATCCCCAATTATACGGAAGCTCAAAAAGTACGCGAGAAGTTATTCACTGAACCTTATTCGGTTATCTTAGATCCCTTAGGGCGGGGACAGGCACTATATATTCCTAACAAACTTGTACTACCTTTCCAAAGCTCGGTTTTACCAGACACTGAGGACCCCAAGATATGGGGATTCTCGAATCTTCATTTGCCGACGTACGATACAATGAAAGATGTTCTGTCCAAAGCCGAAGCTACTACAAAAGGGTATGAGTTTGAAGAAGGTCTGTACAATACGCAAGGGCTCCGATCCGAAATTCTTACAACCAGTGGATTACGTATTCCTATTAAACCCGAAAAAGTCGGAACAGGTGTTCCAAAAGAGATTATTGGTACAGTGGCAGAGAGTGGAGAATCGGAGTTAATGTACGGACAACCAAACCCAGATCTAAAAGAAACGTATTCCGAAATATCCTATGACGGTGAAGTATACGACTTCCTGGTTTTCCAGCTATCAAAAGATTTGGAAGATGATGAGTACAATGATTTACGTTCTGTGCTCACTGCTCAGCCTTTGAAACGTAAAGATGTAGAAAAAGCTTTGAAGAAGTGGTTTGATCGGGTCACGCAGTTTGTGGATATCAAAGAGTCCCGCGAATTTGTGTCAAAAATCCGAGCGCCATGCGGACAATTCAAAAAGAAGGATTGTAAAGGCAATCTGTGTGGATGGGACGGAAAAGTGTGCCGCATCCAAATCAAGAAATCGGTCAAAGAAGACAGATTATTTAACCGACTCTTCTCTGCTGTCTTCGATAATTCAAAAATTCGGGCCGTAGTCCTCGACGGACGAACAACCCCATTTTTTAGTAGTATTTTGTATTTCAAGTTACCACATGAGGTTATACTCACGGATAAACAGCTTTAGATATTATCAATATCCACTTCATCTTCATGTCCTTCAAACACAAATCCGTCGTCCTTAGCAGTAGTACGGGTTTGGAGATCTGCAGTATCGGTTACCGCAGATGTTACATTAGAATGTACAGGAACCAGTTCCTGTATCTTAGCGAGTTCTTCGCGTGACACAATTGCCATCATTTCCAGTGCCAGTGCACCAATCACACCCGTCTTAGCGACGAGAATGAACGTGCCGGGCGACACCATCATAGTCTTCCTAGCCCGGCCGGTAAACCGACCAGGGATCTTAGCTTGTCCTACAAACACCTTTTCGTCGTGCGAATACACGACCTCAATCCGAGCGTTGCCCAGGTTCTTAATGACCCGCGCAACGTAGATTTCATCATCTATAACTTCACCAGTCTTAAGCTGCTTCAAATCGTAAATGTAGTCAGAAACAACGCCATCGCTCTTACGCTTGGAAGAATCTCCAGAATGACGTGGCATTTTAATACTCTTTCTTAATCTGTATTTCTTAAATCCGTTTTAGTTACCGCCGACGACCACCAGTTACAGCCCCAGTCACTGATCCTAATAGAGTAGGAGGAGGAGCCATCACCTTCTGGTATCCAGCATACAGCGCATATCCTCCACCAAGTAGCCAAATGATTTGCCAGAACCAGCTGGTAGCGCTGCGATTATGGTTTGCAACAATGCCCGAAATTGTGCTTACAAGAATCCACCCACCAACAACTAGAAGAAAAACGCCAAACCAGTCCATTTGTTTATAATGGGCGGATATTTAGTACCGGCGGCGCCCTCCAATAGTCATAAGCGGAGGCGGGGGCGGATATAACGTTCGGTATCCATAGTACGTAACTATGAGTCCACCAAGTAAGTAAAACGACTGGAAAACCCAACCAGTCGTGCTTGTTGGGGTATTTACGACCATACTGTAAATCGTGTAACCAACAACGACAAGTCCGAACAGAAGTAGAAATGATCCCCCAATTGCACCAAACATTTATTCTTAAGAACCTATTTTATGAAACCGTTTGGTCCATGAAATAGTTTTTCAACTGTTATTTTTATACACCAGTGTCCACCACTCGCTTTAAGGAAGCGAGATCCTTTACGCCTTGACCTCCGGCTTGACGAAGTGGACCTTCAGGAAAGACTGGAGGTTCAGGTACGTGACCTCCTGACCGTCCTTCGCGCGGAGGAGCTTGCCGAGCTTGGCATCAGGAATAATGCGGCGCTTGAAGTTGGGATCGAAGCACGAGTGCGTCTTGACGTACGTCGAGATGAACTTCGTGACATCCGTCTGGGAGCGCTGGGACTTGGCAGGCAGACCCATGAACGACGCCAGCTCGTCCGTGATCGGGCGGAGCTTGAGGAAGGCGTTGTTCGCACGGCGGGCCTCCCACGCGGCCTTCTCCTCGGGCGTCATGTCAGCAACATCCTTCTTCACGCGGCGCTTGGAGTTGCGGACATCGCGCTTCAGGGCCTTCGCAGCCTCGCCGGCCTCCGCAACCAGTGCACGAACACGCGCCGTCCACTCCGTGCCGAGCGCCTTCAGGCTCTCCTGGAGCGTCGCGAGGATCGTCGCAGCAGAGCGGGACTCGGAGGCATCGGCAGCTACAGCCGGAGCAGCGGCGGCAGCGGCATCAACAACAGGTACAGTTACCTCAGCCTTGGCAGCGGACTTCTTGGCCGGGGCAGCCTTCTTGGCGGGAGCAGCAGCGGCAGGGGCAGGGGCGGCAGCGGGGGCGGCGGTCTTCTTGGCGGCAGGCATCTTCGTGTTTGACTTAATGGCAGAGTTAGAAGACGACATTTCTAACGCGGTTGTTATACTACTAGTAGTCCTTACCTGTTTAAATCACAATCTAGTCAAGGCGCTCACAATTATGAAACATATAGGGTAATTCTCTGGACAGTCGTACAAAATTGACAAAAGTACCTTGGAAACAGACCAAGAACACTGGAGTCTGTTCGCTCTATTCTTTTCAAAGTTGGTTATGCAGGCTCTCATCCAATGAATGTACTTGTACCGTCTAGAGCGTATAGAATGCTCAGTGGCAAACGCTACTATATCCATTTGAATAAGATTTATCAGAACGTACATCTGCGACCTGTTCAAGGAAGAGAACAGTAAATGATTCATATCAAAAAATCCATTCTCTTCAATGATCTGACATACTGTCAACCATTTCTCATCCACTAATTCGGAAAAATGTTCAGGTAGAGGAGGATCGTGATAATTTTCTATTTCCAACTTCTTTCGTATTCTGCAAATATCACGTAATCGTCTTCTTGTTTCTATTGTCAACGGTTGACGAGTATACGGATTTTCTGGTCTAGCTGAACGTTTCAAAATATGGTACATGCTTCGAACATCAAACCAGTAAAGCTTATCAGCTTCTCTGAATGAAAAATAGTTTAGAGGATTCAACTTTTCCTTTTCATCCAGTGTTACCAATTCTTCAGTGTTATGGCATGCAGATCGTTTTAGAACTCCTTCACCAGCTAACTTCAATCGGTGCCTCAAAAAGTAACCCTTCCAAATTTTTTGAATAACAGTAGCTTTTTGATTTCCATTGTTCACATCTGCCCATAGACGCTTGTTTTTTGTCTTAGCGTGCTTTCCACAGAACAAAAGGCCTTTCATGGCTTGAGAAGGACACTGCTCTGTACTTGTCTTGTTCTTGCAGGATGCACACAGAACCATTATTTAATGTTCTCGTTTCCTTTCCTCTAAAGCATAAATTTGGTTTTGTTTCCCCGAAAACGGATTTACACCTTTCTAACCTATAAAGATCACAACAACAAGAAAGATGAACGGTCCTATTCACTCGAGCAATATCGATGTCAGCAACGTAACGTTCCAGGTAGGTCAGGCTAAGGCAGGTCGCAATCCGTCAATCACGATGCGCTATAATGGCAACAGTCTGCTTATCCGTCTGCCCCGCGTTGGCTACCCTGGTGGGTGCCTGGTGCGCGAGGGCGATAACGGTATGAAGACGTACACGCTCATTGGTTCCCTGAAGGGTGCCGATCCGTATGGCAAGGAGCGTTCGGCTGGTACCGATGATATCGGTAAGCTGTACAATCTCCTGACGGATCTGGAGAATCACATTATCAAGGCTGCTGTGGAGAACAGCACCAAGTGGTTCGGCAAGAAGCGTTCAGAGGAGGCGATCCGTGATGCATTCAAGCGTATTCTGAGTTTCTCAGTAGACAAGGTTGATGGTGAGTACGTGCCGAATGGCAAGTATCCTCCCAGCTTCCGCGTCAAGGTTCCGGTCTACGAAGGTCGCGTGTCCACGGAGATCGTGGATGCGTCGCGCAACCCTGTGACATATGTCACGCCCGAGTCGCTGACCTCTATCTTCCCTAAGGGTGTTGAGGCAAATCTCGCAGTCAGCGGCAGCATCTATGTGATTGCTGGCGGTGGCTTTGGTGTGACATGGCGTCTGACGGCAGCTCAGGTATTCCCTCAGATGCGTCGTACGGCTGCACAGATGTTCGATGATGAGTCGGGCGCTCCTCCTACGATTGTAGAGGATGAGAATCAGACTGCTCAGCCTGATGAGAATCAGGCTCCAAATGAGGATTCGGAGTATGGTGCTGGATCTCAGGCTCAGCAAGTGAATGAGCAGGCTCAGGCTCCTGTGTCTGCGCCGGCTGCTCGTCAGCCTCGTCGCCGCCCGGCGGCGGGTGCGGGTGCACCTTAGACCAAACACATGAATCTGTGGGAGCAGTATACATAACAAAAGAGTCATCAACAAAAAGTACCGAGCAATTGGAATCAATGTAAGGTCTTTTTATTTCCGGGCAGCCGCTCAGAGATAAAAGCGACTTTTTACCACACTTTGGACATTCGTGTATCTCTGGCATTTTGATCACCATTTCTGGCGTGACAAGTCGGATACTTGTATTCAAGGTCTTATCAAACACAGTTTTAAAATCATCTTCTAGGCAATCCTGATAAGCTTCATTGGACATAATGGACCAAACGGTAGCGTCTTTGCATTCCCACTTCTCCTGAAAAAGAGTTGAGAACACGTTATCTCGGAACCAGAGCGTGAAAAAGATCTCTGGATGCTCTGGATGGTGCTCAGCAATACCTACCCTTTTTGAGTTCTCGTCGTAAAGAGAGTACACGTTCCAATCAAACGACCGATCCAACGATCCGCGGTATACGTCACGACCATTGTAATGCCACTCTTCGGCATCATAATCGTCATCATGATCAGCTATATCTTCCGAGGTATCTCGGTAGACGGAGGGGGGTTTTAGAATTGAATACATTATTCAGTAACAAGTTAATCAAACTTTACAGTTACACGCACATCGTGACGGGTCATGGACTTGGTAGCCGAATGCGAAAGTTCGTGTCGCTTCTTCTTAGGACCATCTGCCTCCTTAGCTTCGTGTAGACGAGTTTCCATATCAGTATGAATCGTTTCGCGATTCTTCTCAAGGTAATCCAGCACCTCATCGGAAATCGCCCACTCAAAGAAATTCAGCTGCCCGACAGTCGTATCCATATCGTGAAACTTAATGCGCTTCCATCGACAGAATGGATCGAACATTTTCTTACTGTAAGCTTTGAGATGTGACTTGTATGACAGGTAAACAATCACGTGCTTGTTGGCCTTGGTCATGTACGAAATATTGTACTTCTTTGCATAATTGGTGACAAACCAATCAATAAGACGAAGAGATAGGTTAGACTTACCACTCAGAATATCGCGAACGCGCTCAGTGTTCTTTTCAGTATAAAATCGCTCGAGGCGATACAGTACCCATTGTTCCTGACTCTGTATTTCCATTTACTAATCTTCTTATCTAGCCTGAAAACGGGTTTAGTTAATGTAAACATATAGAGTCAAATGGACCTAGATAAAGTTGAACAGATCTTACTTCTTTACGGTCAGGATGACCAGCGCACAGATGCTTGGCATACCAAGCGAGGAGAAATGCTTACGGCTTCCGAGATTTATAAGGCAGTTCACGATGCATCACCTGCTCTGAAACACGAGATCGTGATGTCCAAACTTACTCCCAGGCAGCAACAGCAGTCGGGGTTTGGACCCAAAGCTCTTATGTGGGGAACAAGGTTTGAGCCTATTGCCAAGCACATATACATGACGTATATTCAACCAGGTGTTCGCATCGAAGATACAACCTGTATTCCTCATCGGGACCACTCGTTTCTAGGCGCATCGCCAGACGGTATACTGATTTCAGAAACTAAGGATGATCCTCGGTATGGACGTCTAGTAGAATTCAAGTGCCCCATATCCCGTGATTTCTCTGACGAAACACCTATTCCTACAACGTACTATCACCAAATGCAGCTGCAGCTGGAGTGTACTGATATGACAGAGTGCGACTATGTCGAAATGAAGTTCAAGGAGGTGACGTATACTGAATGGTTAGAATCTACCGCTCAGTATAAATCTTGGTTTGCAATTGATGAGAGTGGAAAAGTCGTGTATCGGGAAATTGAAGACCAGCGCGATGTAGCAACATGGCGTCGCGAAATGATGCCAACTTTGGAAACTGAGTGGTGGACTACTGTATATTGGGTGTTTGATAAGTACCGTTCAAAATTGGTTCCACGTGACCCCCAATGGCTCTCAACTAACCTCCTGAGCTTTCAGGAAGTTTGGAATACGGTACAAACTCATCGGGCGGCTGGAACGGTGCCAGACCATCCCAAGGAAAAAACAATTCTAACTATTTGATACCGTCATATCAGTGGTTGACTTAATACCTACGGGAAAATCAAATACTGGATTATTAGGAACAATAACTTGAATGTTTCCCTTTATAAATGAATTGGATAATAGATCATCGGCTGGAACATTAATATGACCATCCGTATACGTTAGTAACTTCCTAGCGCCCGCCTTTGAAACTACATAGGCCGTCGTATGGTTAAAGAACTTCTTTTCAATATTGAAGAATGATTTATTGACTGGATCAGTTTTTACGAAAGGGTACCATTCACTAGAACCCAGTTGAATGATATCAAAATATAAAGGCAAATCGTGAAGAACATTCATATCTCCAACAGTTTGGGCATCGTCTTCTATAACAAGATAGTTGTCAACATGTGGATCTTCTAGGAGTTTCTGGTAAAGCTTAATGTGACTCCATGAACATCCAAATTCTCCAATAGCCATTTTTTGACCGTTCAAACGAACTTTTTCATCGTATTTCATACTTTCTCCGTTGTAGGTAATTGTACTTCCTGAAACAGTAATGTCTTTCCCATTAACTCCGTAAAATACCTCGTTATTCATTCCAAACGCGGTAAGATCTGCCTGGAGTTTTTCAACTATTGGAATACGATCCTTACTACTGTGAAGAGTCAGAACAATAGCTTTCATCGTTTTAGTTGGGAAAATAATGTTCCTAATTCGCGGGAAAAATCCAAGTTCGGTGATGATCTTCTGCTTAGCTGATCGGATAGCATCAATACGTTGGGACCACCAGTCTTCTTCGACGGCTTTACGAACAATTTCGGAAGCCTTTGCAGGGTCTTCTAATGGCAGACGAACAAACGCTTGGGGATCAATATATGTTTCCAAATTTGGGCATCCCCAATAAAATGGTAAGCACTCACACATCAAAGGTTCCCAAATCTTTTCAGACGCATAATTGATTTCTGAGTTGTTTTCTACCGCCAAAACGTACTTGTACTTTGAGTATACACTGTACCGATTGTCATCTGGGACAGGTCCAATATAGGACGTAAGATTGTGGTAGTTTTCCTTGCCATACACATGAATTGTTTGCATGTCACGCACAAACTGAATACGTAAACTATGACCTGTATCGTTCGTTTTATTGCTCAGAACAATAGCAGCTTCATCCTTTTTTGGAGGAAGGGTTTTGAGATCTCCATTCAAAGACCACTGAGCTGGGTTCAGAAACATGCGATGAGAGTTTACGTGTAGAAATTTTGAAGGATCGGGATTTGCCCAAGCCCCCCATGTCTTCACACCCCAAGATTTGGAGTCATCATATACCCATGGCTCCATCTGAAAAATCATACTTTTTTTAGGGTCGTAGAACTCTTCGGTATTTGGCAAGTTTACGATAGCGTAGTAATCAGCTTCGTCTTTCCACGTAAGTTCGAAGCCGTCATGAGGCATGACTCCAAACTCTTCGGCCATTTTCTGCGATGACTGCCAGTTCCCGATCAGCTTTAACTTAGGAAGTTTACTTACCGGATTCTTAACATTCTTGATATACATTCCATCTTCTGGTCCAAAATACGGTGATTGCTTTAATGTATTCACATTGACCTTACTCTTGAAAAACCCAAGAGTATTGAATCCCATACACTGAGGATTTCCAAGAGCGAGTCGTTTA